AGGGCTGAGAAGCTCGACAATACCGCCATATTCTCGCGTCCAATTGCAGTTTCGTACGCTTTGTACAAAATAGATTTTGGAGGCAGAATCTGCAGACATTTCACTACGTCCTCACAGATCTTACGATACAGCACAATCGCTGCGTTTGTGATATCGTAAAGTGCGTTGTTGCCAGCGGCAAGCTGCTGCTGACGCACACCAACAAGCTGGTCACCCTTAGGACTTGTTCCATCCATCACCTCGTTGATACCCGTAGCGTCACGAATCATTCGTAGTGCGTGGTTGTAGATGGTGATGAGTTCGTTGATGTTTCGAATGCTGTTGTCCAACGGACGGATAGGTGGGTTCTGGAAGCTTCCGTCTGCGTTCTTAGAACGGTAGTAGAAGATACCAGTCTGCTCGTAGATGTCTTGGATGTCAAGAGGCTGAAGCTCTCCACCGCGGCCAAGCTGTACGTTCTCCAGTCCTTCGATGTCTACAATCAATCCATCAGGCTTAGCCTTAGCAATTGACTGCTGAAGCTTGAGGTGAGTGATCTGTAACTGGTCAGCGAATCCAATGATGGAGCTTACCATTGATTTAGGAATCATACGACGGATATTGCTAGCCATCACACTGTAGCTCATACGAGTACGACTAAGGTCGTGTACGTTCTTAGGTATATTTTTCTTTACCCCGTAGTCGTAGATGTATTCCGTGCCAAGGATGTAGCAACCTCCGTATAGCGTCTGGTTCTGCATATAAACAGCTTCACGATCGTATACGCTCTGCTGTGGTGCATTGTACTTGTGGCCCTTGTAGTAGAAGCCGATGTTACCAAAGCGAGACTCTTTCTTCTCGAAGATGATATTGTCAACGCTTACGAACTCGAAGTCAAGTACGTCAATGGTGTACTCGTCGTATCCGTAGTAGTAGCGGTCCATACCTACATCGTAGCGCTGGTCCATAAAACGGTTGGCATCGTTACCGAATCGGTTCATCACCGTACGTGCCATCTTCTCGTACTGGTCTTCAGTGAACTGATTACCCGCTACACGCTTAAGCTCAGAGATGCTCATACGCTTCATATGTCCTGCGTAGATGATGTCGCTGAACGTGGGGTCGTCTGTAAAGCTGTGGACGAAGTATGCTGGGTCAACGTACTCCTCTACGATTCCGTAGTTGGGGTCGTTGCTGCGCTTGGTAACAGCCATACCGCAGGTAACGAGGTCCTCTACGTTGCGACGGAACACACGCTCGTCAAAGTCGTTCCAGCTAAGGGTAAGATTGATTCCAATCTGTGCAGCGATTTCTGCTGCGGTCTTGATGTTGGTCTCAAGAAAGATTTCGGTTTCTTCTGCGGTATCGGGAAGCTGGTCGGGGTCTACCTCAGTACGCAGTCCAGACTCTTTTGCTTCCTTAAGTACGTCTTTGTTCTCGATGAAGATCTTCATCTTGTTCTTCTCGTAGTCCTTCTCACTGCGAGAGAGTGGATCTACGGCCTCTACGTTAGGGTAGAACTTAGACGATAGGATCTTGTTTACTACAATCTTTACGAACTTAGGAACAATAGGTACTGGTGTCCAGTCTAGGTTTACAAGTGAGCCGTCTCCGTTGTTTGGGTCTAGCGACGTAAGGATTTGCTTGTAGATGGAGGTGTCCTGTGTTCCATTTGCGTAGTCGCGAGAAATCTCAAACTCCTTCCAACGCTTACCATATAGTGAGCCTTCCCACTCTACACTACCCCATTGGCTGTAGATGGCCTTGGCGTATTGTAGGCCATAGGCTTTACTTACTTTGGCCTCGTGTGACGCAAGCGGATCAGGAAACGTAGAGTCGTACCCGCTGCTTTTTACTGAGTATTGATCCATTTATCGCAGTTTATGTACAAAGGTACGTGTTATCTCAGCGCGTAATTTCCTTGCCTTTTCGGAAGAAAACCTTCTCGTTGAAGTTGGTCTTCTTTGTTTCCTTTACCTGCTTTTGTGCTCCGAGAAGTGCGAGTCCAGAGCTAATGGTTAAGTCAAACTTTGTTCGGTCGTCAATCTTGAAGTTAATCCAATCCTCTAGCGTTCTTGTGAAGTACATCTTTCCGAAGTGTCCGGTCTCGTTGTGGAGCCCTACGTGGTCGTGTATGTACGCCTCGATAGCCTGAGCGTGGGCTTGGATAACGTCTTGGCTGTTTGACGGGATACCTTTTGTCTTTACGTTCACCTTTGCCGATGACGACATAAGGTGCGCTGGACGGTCCATTAGGTACTCGTCATACCCTCGTGACTCGAAGTATCGTGCAATGCCATACTTGTTGTTCTCTATCAGCACAGGGTAGCCGTAGAATACAGCAGCCATAAGGATGTCTTCGTAGAAGATTTTAGCAAGCGGTGGACGAGATGCATATTCAGCAACAAACATATTCGCTGGGTGCTCCATCGAGAACTTGTTGTAGATATGACAGGCACCCTTAGATGCTCGGTAGTCGATCGTAGTGTCAAGGTCATAGGAGTCAACTCCCATCACACCGAACGCTCCGTTCGGAGCAACCATCTTGTTGTTCTCAATCTTTCGTTTGTTTCGAATATCCTGTGGTGCTAGCCACGCCACTCGCCATCTTCCGTTCGGGTCTGGTGCAAAGACAACCTCCGTGTCTTGCTTGCCTTCCTTCCATTGGAAGTTGCCAATGATAACTGGATTCGGGTACAGCTCTTCGTTGTGCTGAATCTGTTCGTAGATCTTCTGGATATTAAACAGCGAAGACTTGGTCGAATCACGGAACGCTTCGTCCTCAGTGAACGGGAACTGACGGATAATTTCGTTCAGTTCATAGCTGTTGTTCTGCTGTCCCTTTCTCTCGTTCTTCAAGAACGTGCGTGCTCCGATTGTGGTGAACGTTCCATCCTCAGTCATCACTGGCTGCTCTGGGTCGTCAACAATAGGCAAGCCGTACTGATCGAAGAATCCCTCAAGTGCATCGTAGGCTGGGATGAAGATTTTGTACAGACCACTCTTGGTACGTCCGTTCTCGTTTCGGTCGTTCGGGTCAGAGTCGTAGTATAGGTCTCGGAACTCACGGCCTCCTTTGTCAAGTGGATTCACGGTAGAGCCTACCATCGCCTTTCCAATCACCCTACGACCAACAAGCAAACACGTTCTGTGGATGCGCCACACCTCACGTATATCGTTAGGATTCAGCCATTTACCAGCCTCATCGAGAAACAACATATGGGTCTTGCTTCCGTCGTATGCGTTGTTGGTGGTGTTCTTCCAGTTGATGATTGTATCAAGTGCCTCTCCCCTTTGTGATGTCTTGTTCTTCTTGGTGATTCGCTTGGCAGGTTCACGAAACGCAAGCTCCATACGTGGGTTTGTGGTACCGTCCTGAATAGCTGTAAAGAAGAATGGGTAGCCCTTGTAGATTGGTACAATCTTAGAACCGAACACAGCTTCCTGCGCGTCCGTACCTGTCTTGCTCATAATACCCAACAGCTTTTCCTTCACCTGAGTTCCCTCATCAACTAGTGTGGCAGCACTCATATTGGTGTAGCCAGAGCGTCGGCACTTGGTGTAGATCTGCCCCAAGCAACGCGGGTCTGCCTCGCACGCAGCAAAGTGAACGAATAGTTTCCTTTGAAAGTCGAGGTAGCCCGGATAGCCAATGTCAATCTTGCTCCACTGTAGGAACATATAGTGGTGTCCGGTAATATATGTTTGAACACCGTTATTCATAAACCACACACCTTCTCTCCTGCGGCGGAACTCCTCCTCGATGTAAGGGCTCCACTTCTGTTGGAACTCTCGTGGTGATTCGTACCAGTCGTCCATAGACTTAATCTGGGACAGCTCTCGTGGCAAATCAATTCTCTGCCATCTTTGGTTCACTACTGGTAAACTTTGGAATAAAACATTCGTTAGCTCTGGAAGCTGAATATTCAGCGACTCAATCTCAATGATCGGACCATCCGACCCATTGGGACAGATGTTGATCACCTCTTCGCCGTCTATTATCTTCAGACCTGCCATCAGAATTTATTTAAGTCTTTTATTTGAATTGAGTAGTTGTCGCTTCTGAATGCAAATCCGTTAACGTCAATGTCGCCCTCTTTGAAGAACATAGACCTTTCATAAAACTCTTTCTTCGACATATACCCGAGTATGTACGCCACGTCTTTACTTTCCTTTACACGAGTAAATACGTAGTAGTCGCACTTCTGAGTTGTGTTGAAGTTAAAGACGCTACACAGGTAGTGTTCTTTTGGTGTTACTGTTGTTCTCTTTGATTTTACGTCTATCTTCTTTCCAGAGACAATCATATCGTAATCAAAGGTACTTGTAAAGTCAACGTATCTGTTTATAGACTTTAAGTATCTTTCAACCACAACTTCTCCGATGGCTCCGTATATGTTACTCTTGCCCTCAGTTATGGAGTTGTTCAAGCACTTAAAGCTGTAGAGTTTCTCAGCCTTTTCGATGTCTTCTTGAGTTACAGGAATCGTTATCATCGCCTAGCGTTTCTTTCTGCAAACCCTCCCTTGAAATCCTTTTCCTGCTCGAAGCCACCAGATTCCTCAAGGTCTCCAACTAGCTGTTCTAGTTTCTGGCGCTCCACAATCAGTTCCTTGCAGGCAAGTGCTGTATCCTTGATGGCCTGAAGTTCCGCCTTGCGAGCAGACCCCGTTAGGTCAGGGTCCACTGGCTTGCGAATCTCTTCGGTCATATTCTGGATAGCAGCTTCCATTGCGGAGATAAGGTTGCGGGCTGCATCAACAGTGGTGAACTTGCTTACTGCTTTACGCATAGCAGGTGGTGGATTTGCATACGCCACAGCTTGCGGCCATTGATGTCCATCTCGTAGTCTGCGTCTTTAGCAAAGAACACTACGTCACCAACAGCAAGTCCTTCCGACTCCAGCCACTGGCTTCCGTACACGATACGTCCCCAGCGCTTCTCTGGCTCCTTAAACGTAACTAATTCCAGAACATCGCTCTTGAGTTCTGGCTCCTGCTCTACTGGCTCTAAGAACACCCAATCTGCAACGGCAAGCAAAGTTCCATCCGGTTTCTCAATCAGGTAGGCTTGGTTTGCACTACCACCAAATGGGTCGTAGTTGACGCGGTAGACCTTTTCGTTGACGTCAACAATTTGGTTATCGTTCAGCGCTACGTGGTGGTGGTGGAACACATAGTCTCCAACCTCAACCTGAGATTCGAACTTCGCTGGAATTCCAACAACCTTCGCCTTCATTGTGCGGTACTCAAACTCGTTGAACTTAGTGTCAACGTAGATTTCAGTTTCACCTACTTTGATGGTGTCGTTTACAGCCGACGGGATATGTACAAGAATGTGGTACAATGGTTTCATATGAATTAAAATAAAGTTGTAAGTCGGTTACAACTAGAAGTTGCAATCGTATTCTACTATAGTTGGCATACCTTCTATCGTCTTCCAAAGCATAATGCTGTTGTTTTTGATGAGGTAGATCATATACCTGCGCTCTCCGTGACGCACAAGGTACTGCCCATCAAGCATAATGGCGTGGATTTCGCCATCTCCAGCCTTCTGACCTACATAGTAGGCAAGGGCCTTTAGCGGGTCATTGCCCGCAATAATTTTTCTAATGAGGTCCATTTCATTTTAATTTAGTTCAAATTTAGCCAGAAATCTGGATCAGACGGATCGGTGTCCTCGTCGTCATCATCCATCTCCTGATATGATGTAGCTAAGTACATCAATAGTGAGTTCATTTCTTCAGTGTTGTCTACATCAATAGTCGATATAGACTCAACAACGTTCTTACCTTCTTGCTCCCCAGCTACAAGCCCAACAGTCGCAATCATCATAAAGTCATCATAGATGCCAAGATCCTTGGCCTTCTCCATAATCTCTTCGAAGTTATTACGAGCTAGAATAAACAGCTCTACCCGTGCTTCTTCTTTAGTCATACTAGAACGC